TAGGTGATCGAGAAAGATAACCTTGGTATCAAGACCTGCAGCAAGGTATTCAATACGATTGTAGATAATATCAGGATCAAAAGATCCAAACCCATCAAACAAAAATAAATCCCAATTGGCAAGCGTTTTCTCATAGGCTTCAGTCAACGTTGAACGATCGTGTTCACCCATGTGCAATGCTTTACCAACAATAGGAGACATAAGTCCTAAAGCAGTACGTCGGTTTGACTCTTCAAGCGCCAAATAACCGACCCTTTCTCCCTTCGATAACAAGTGAGCAGCCAAGTCTCTACAGACGGACGACTTGCCTTGTCCAGATCCTGAAGTAATTGTGACAAGTTCTCCATACCTGATCCCGTGAAGCTTTGCTTGTAATCCTTGAAATGGGTAGTCATGATCAGATGGTGGTGATGGTGTAGTAACTAATTCAAGTAATGATTTACCATCTACAATACCATCGGGACGATATTCTCTACGTTTAAAGAATGCATCATCGATAGCTTTGTAATCATTAGCTTGTAATGCGTCTGAGAGGTCTTTGTAAGCCTCTAGACGGGCTATGAATGCCCTGCCAGGTGGTAACACACTCGCAGCTTCTTCAGCAGCCTTCTGTCCTGGTTCATCAGAATCAAACCAAAGTACAATTTCACCGTAACCTTGGAGGAATTCTAAGTTCTTTTGTATTGCTTTTTTAGCACCAGCTGCACCACTAGGTAGTGAAACAACAGGCCAAGTTGGGAATAGTTCTGCATATGATACGCAGTCTAGTTCGCCCTCTGTGATAATAATACGTTTACCACTGTTACCCCATAAGTATTGGGCGAAGAATGTACCAGGTGAGTCTCCTTCGTAAGTAAACTGTTTGTCCTTTGTTTTAACCTTAGCACCTTTGACAATGCCAGATTGATCGTGATAATAAAACCTTAGCTTATCGCCATCACGATATACCTTGTATTTTTCACAAGTTTGTTGAGAGATTCTCCGTTTCTGCAGCCGTTCAGCTGAGCCTTTAATCTGCACGCGATTTGTATGATGAATGTGGATTGGCTCTTCATCACCTGGAGTATAGAAATGACACACAAAACAATAACCGTGACCATCAGAATAGATACTATTACCATCTGATGAGCCACAATTGTTACATGCCTCATGCCTAATAAACTCAGATGAGCCATTTAAGGGGGATGTTTTTGAATGATGTCCAAAGGATGTCATGTCTATCGCACCACTTTGCATAAGTGGTTTTACTTTTCTTACTAATTTTATTGAATGGAGATTGAAAGACCATGCGTAGATCTAGATCAGGGTTCAGTAGTTTAACTGCCTTGATCTTCCTACGATCTTCAGCTTCCCAGTAGCCTTTACATTCTAGATGTATGCCATTGGGTAAGATAAAGTCAGGGCAATACAAATGCTCAATTACATATGGAATCTTGACGGTTTCGTATTCATACTCAACTCCAAGCTCGACAAGTAAATCAGCAACTTTCTCCTCAAGCCCGGAGCGGAATGCCATCAATCCTCCAGTGCTTTCTCAATAAGCTCATCAACGATCTCATTGACAGCACGTTGCATTTCATATCGGAAGTCATCACGAGATTTCTTCCATTTGGTTACACTGATCTCAGGTAGTTTGACAGTCATGTCGCACCGGTAGAGACCAAGCATATCATCGACAGTAATTTTAGCATCAACCATCAGAAGTCGTCCTCTTCTAGTGTTGCGTCCTTGCTGGGTGTGATATTAGGTTCAGAAGCTTTAAAGCCTTCAGTAGTGCCAAACATAGCTACTACATCTTCTGTACTCATGTCTCCTGTATCTACACCAGCTCCGTTATTGAGAGACACCAGTTGTACACCAACCAGTTTAAGACTCGTGCCATAAGTGACTCCATCACGTAGGATATAGGGTTTCTGATAGAATGCCAACTTGACACGACTACCAGCATACATAGGTGTAGCTTCATCTGTAATCTGTACGCCTTGCGTATCGACAACAGGTGGACGGTTTTCTTCGTTCCAACTGAACTTGACTTTGTACTGTCCATCAGCTACTTCTTCCCATGGTTCAGGCTTTAGTGTTGAACGCTTAGGGTTCTTTAGTTTACCTTCTGCCCACTTGAGTGACTCAACACGGTCATCTTCAAGGGTATCAGCCATTGACTGATCGACAATAGCAGCTAGTGAATAACCAAACTTACTTGGTTTCAATACAGCTTGGTAGCCTTCAAGGACTACAGGCTGTTCGGTTTTGTGGATGTTTCGGGGCATTAACAGAAAAAATAAGTAGATTCAATCACGGATTCTGGTTCCAGATCTCCAATGATCGGTGGGTCAGTCTCCGCCTCTATTTGAGTAGCGAAGTCTTGTAAGTAATCATGCTCTGCAAATAAATGCATGTATGTTTTTCGTACTATGAAACTGAGTAGCTCCATGTCTGTAGCACGACACAATACAGAGTCATGTATGAGAGCAATAGGTGCATCGAAAGCTAATGCACTGAAATGTAGCAATGAGGCATCAAGTGAATGTATAAGATTTGGTGCTGTTGCGTTCTTGTGGTGTTGCTTGTCAACCTTGTCACTATCTTGTGTAGCAACAGTGAGCCTGCAATCACCCATTAACTGCAATTCAATACGCACTGTTTCTTTCTTCATGAGCTTTTGATTGACAACAAAACCCGATGGAGTAGTCCATGTTAGTTTTGTTTTACCTCTGTCGATTGCATTAGCAACCTCAGATTCAATCCAACTCATGACAGCCATAGGACCAGGTACAACCTCATCCATAGCATTTCTAACAGCGACAACAGTCTTTGTTAAGTCATCTTTCTCAATCTCAATACCTTTCTCTTTTAGTGCGTCCTTGATGTACCCACGGTTTGAGAATGGCTTCGCATTGTAAGGTACGGTCATCACTACTCTTTTGACTACCTTTCTATCCATATAATTACGAATAGAATTAGGGCAGAAAGGAGCAGCAGTATTAGCAACGACAGCATAAGCATCCTGTGGTTTTGTAGAAGGTATAACGTTAACTAGACTAGCAGTAGATTTATCTCTAGCTAATCCAGCTAATATCTGTAACCCACTACATGTAGCGTCTGTTGCAACTATGCCACCTGTTGTTGTCTTATCTTTAATTAAGACACAATGATAGTATTCATCACATGCTGCTAAAAACTGCCAAGGTTCGGCAGCTGCTTCCCATTCGTGAATGTGGCGGATTGGATCACATGCGACCATAGAAATAATATGAGTATTGTTTTTTACCCAATTTAATCTATCCTCGATGGTATCTTTATCACGACCATAAGTAGTAGCAACTTGAAAGGCTAACCACTTCTCAGCATCTTTATTTACCTTTGCTTCTTCAGCAAAGCGAAGTAAACTTTTTCCAAAGTCAGTATCTTGTGGTGTTAAGAATGCAGGAATTGGGTAAGCTCTACCTCTGTAATCAAAAGACCAAGGAATAAAGAACTTATCTTTATCTTTAAATCTTTCTACTGCTTCCATTGTCATTCTTGTTCTACATGACTTCTTAAACTCTTGAGCTTGTAGATTGTAAACCTCAGCAGCTTGTCTATTATAACTATGACGAGCTTCTTTATTAGTTGCTATGTCTACAGGCTTAGGAGGTAAGTCATGATGAATGATAGGGAGAAACTTACCGATAGCTCGTTCCAATCTATCTAGTTCTTCCGCTACACCCACAATAAAGGGGTTTAAACGGTAAGCAACCTTCTGAATTCGATTCAAAAACTCAATAGGTCTCTCTCCCTGTATACATGTCGGATCGCTCCTTCGTACCATATCATGACCTTTCATTACCTCATTTAAGATGTAACCGCCACATTTTTCATGTGTCCAGTCATTAGGTTCAATGAGCATAGGCCATGCAAGTGGACTGAATAACTCAGCATCATGCATTACTGCGTCCTTGATCTCAAGAAATTCAGGGGTTGGTACAACATATTGAACACGTTTACGTCCTTCTTGTTGCATGTCTTTTGTGAACCATCCACTACTTTGCATTATACAATCAAGTAACCATCCTCCCAGTTTGATACGATTAGCCCTGCCCCATGGTTTCCATGGTTTAACATTATATCGATTCATTAAGGTTTGAATAACCACAACCTTTTGTTGTGTACCTATTGAACGGTGCCAGTAGTTTTCTTTTAATGTATACAGTAAGCCTGGTGCATGTGTTTCGTAGTGACGCATCTGGCATTCTTGCTCAATGGCAAGACCAATTGCATCACACACATTTACTGCTTGATTGCTTTTATCTTTATATGAGAATACCTTATCAAAGGTTAGTTTAATAGCTAGTGCAGCAGCAGCTAATGGTTCTACATCAGAAAGATATTGTTGTATTTCTTTGAATGCTGCACCTGTCTTACCTTCTTTTATCCTGTTGGTAGTATCTTGAATACGTGCCACCACAAGAGGCAACAAGGTATCGATAGAAGCAGCTCCATATACAGTAGCAGACGCATACGATTTGTTTTCTAAGTCGTAAGTGTTCTTGTGTAAACGCTTGAGTCCTTGTGCAATAGCATCACGCTCAAGTTGTATCTGTTCGTCAATCTCTGCTGGTGTTGGCAATAGGCTCCTCCGCTGCGTCCTTGCTGGACGTGTATGTGAAATCGTAACATTGTGCTAGCTCTGGGTAGGCTTCACTTAGTTCCTCAAATTGATCAATCGAAATCAAACTCATCGTGGTTATGTGGTGTAATAAATTGTAGTTCTGAATCTGTACATACGATAAACTCAGACTTATCAGCCATCAACTGCTTAACTTTATTCTCAGCAGCATATTGCTTTTGGTACGTGTACTCTTTGATCTTACCTTTTGATGTAGTTTCTCTGATGATACAACAAACAGAGGAGGGTAGTTCCCAACCTCTGAGTTTCCAATCTACAAATTCTTCATAGGTTGGAGCATATAAAAACTCATCAGGTACTTCCTTCCATTGTCGCCAGTTGTTCGGTAGATAAGGTTTCTTACCAGTCATCGTCATCCAAATAAACATCCTTTAGTTTAGAAGAGCCACCGGACAATTCTGCAGCAGCAAACATTGCTCGCTCAAAATCGGGTGCAAGTAACCACTGCACCTGCTCGTCTGTTGTGACATAGCGCCACGTCTTAAGGCGTTGTTTGTTTAGCATTAGTCTTCTGTTTTGTTCTTTAGTGCGTGAGCATATTGTTTGATGATACGCTCTGCTTTTGCATACTTACGCTTGAGGTAAGTGATGAACGCTGGTGTCATTTCTTTGAGTAGTAGCGAGAGGTGATACGGTTCGAACGCTGATAGATAACAGCAGTCGAGAACAATCCTACCATACCAATGATGGCAAGAATGATAGTTGATTCATTCCAAATCATTTAGTTAACTCCTCAATAAGAATGTCGAAACGTTTGATGATTAATCGATAATCACTATCTGATGCTCTGCCACGCTTACGCAACAGACGATAAAGATCATCTCTGATGACATCAGCGTATTGTTTAACCATTTGACTCCTCTGATGTATGTGGATTTAGGTATTCTTGAAGAGCTTTGATCATCTCTTCTGCATACTCACGATTGTGCTTAGACTTCAATTCATCAAACAAAGGGTTATTAGAACACATTGCATTACGACAAGCTCGAAAGAAGTTGTCAGCATCGACGCCATTAATCGAGATGTGGTTATCATCAAAGTCATGGACATTGATAGAATCATCATGCTTTGCCCAAAATACTTGTGCGTCTCGCATGTAGTATGTGTACATGACGGATGGATTGTTGAGCATAAAACTGCGTCCTTGCTGGTGTGTATGTGTAATGAAAAATATATAGTGACACCAATTGATGCCACTATGTGTTACTTAAGATCAGAAACTATTGTTGAAGAAGTAGTATTCGGAGTCAAAGTACACCGTAAAGTAATCGTGACGCAGCGATTGATGCCACACTAATTCCCAATCAATGGCATGATATGCCCAATTAGGTAATTTCTCATCATAGTCACTCATAAAATCCTCACAGAATGTTGCCTCGTCACGATAACAACCAGCGTACGCATCTTCGAGTTGTGAAACCTCAGTAATACCATACGATGTTAACTCCTCCATGAATTGCTCAATGTCAGCAACTGAGTCAGACTCAATGATCTTTGAGATAGCGTCTTCGTAGCGTGTGAGAGTAGGTGCAATCATAGTTGTGTGAATGTGTTGTTTGATGAGAGACAAGTTAGTTAATCAAGCAAGGTTGAAAGAAGAAACCTCGGTGTCATTGAGGCAATACTTGTTAACCCACTTGCCGAATGATTTGACAGAACCAGCCATCAAGTCATAAATACCGTCAGTGTCAACATTGCTGTAGAGATACTGCTTACCATTGTTGAACGTAACAAGCACTTGTTGTGCAAATTGGTGAACCTCAAGATTCTGAATAGCAGAAGACTTGATGGCGTTACGTGCAGAAGGTGTGAAGAACATGGTGTAATAAATTAAGTGAATAACGTAGGTGTGAAACCTACATCTTACCGCCGAAGCGGCAAGAGGTAAGCATCAACTATGGTTAGCAATGAACTCGTCGAGAGTGTAGATGTCGTCGGTAGTAGTCTCTGCAACTAACTGATCGTGAGACAATACATCTAACGAAGCACGATAGGCAGCAGGTGACATGTCAACGTCGGGATCGTAATCGTCATGGCAAAGATAGTCATACTCATGACACAATGCGTCGATGAGTTGTGCACGCGTGTATGTGATACTAGTAGTCATAATCAAACAGCAGATTGAAGAGTGAGAGGATTGGAATCAAAGTTGTCTGCACACTTACTATCGTAAGCGACACAATACTTGTTAACCCATGAACCAAGACTAATGGTATCTTCTAACAATAGTTTGGCAATAGCACGACGACTGACATTGTTGTATGCATAACGCTTAACACTCTTGTTAGTGTTCTTGTAGTATACAGTGCACCAACCACACCAAGGATTGACGATGATGTAATCAATACAAGATGATGAACGAATGATAACGAACGCTTTGTTGAGTGGATTGGAGAGCATAGTGTGATCGGTTGTGTACTTAGTTAGTATGGCAGAGAATGGAGAGAAAGTCAAGCAGTAGTAGACAGTTCTTCACGTGTCATATGGTATTGGTAATCACCATTATTCATACGAGCACGTTGTAACGCACGCTCTGCATCATACTGTGCAGTGTAGTAATCGAAATCTTTTGACACACCATTGAAAGTGCGAGTCAAGACGAAGCGGAATGTTTGTTTGTTCATACTAGTAGTATGGCAGAGAATCGGTGGTTTGTCAAGCATCGGTGGACACTTGTAACATTGGTTCACAATTCATGGAACACAGCAACGTCGCTAAGTAACACACCGTTAACTTTTGCTGGTTTGTTACGCTTAGCACGCTTCTGTACATCACACCATAATAGTGTACGCATTGGTTTATCATTCAATATGAATGTTGTGTCTTTTAATCGCAGTGCATTACCTCCGTTTGGTATGCATATAGTATGGCACAGTTCACAACCAAAGTCAATACCTCGTGTGCACTTCGTTAACTGGCGCAACAGATGTTGTGCAATATTTACACGGATACGTGTACCTTGTTAAATATTATTTAGCAGAGGTAATCGCTCGCGCTACGCGCTCGCTATGTGCGCGAAATATTATCACATAGTGGACATTATTGCGGAAGCGAGCGTAGCGAGCGGCAACGATCAGTATATTTTATACCCCTATGGGGGTAATATTTGTGTTACTTATATGATATATGGGTTGACAAATTTATGTCATTTTTTAAGGAGCCTTTGCTCGTTAGCGTAAGGTTCCGACATGACAAAACTAGTATAATCAGTAAAATACTGTGGAAAGTAGGACCAAACAGGTAAACACTGTTTAATATTATGATAATTAGAGGTACACATAGTAATAAACAGTGCTAAGCAGTTAATTGCTTGTTGAATTGATACTATCACTGAACATTGCGGTATAAACGATAGGGAATTGCTGTTGGATGAGTGTTTTAACGTTATCTGCTATCAATTTGTGTTCATATTGGGTACCATTAGCACATCTTAGGTCAGTATAGTGCAACCAGGAGCGTAAGGTACCGTTCATATAGAGTTTAGTGGGAGTAGAGAGGGGAAGGATGTCTCTTGCACACTCTTTAGCAACACCATGATCTAACATATCAGTATATAAGTCTAGGGATTTCTTATATAACTCTTGAGTACGGACTTCAAACTGTTGTTGAAGGAATGGATCAAGATCATCAATACTATTCTGTCTATTCTTAGTATCTTGTCTACGCAGGTTAGGCAGTTGGGGAGTATTAACGACTTGAGCGTAGCGTTGGGAGAACTCTTGAAAGGAGAAGGAACGGTGACGTAGTATTTGACTAGCAACACTTCGGGTTGTGTCAATTTGTACACACATATTAACCATTTCAAAGGGAGACCAATGCTTATGTTTAATTAGATATTTAATAAGACCTGTATAGTTATCATTATCTTGATTAGCAGGGTTAGATACTCTAGCCATATAAGCTATTAATGATTCAGCATCGGGTGTTACGTGAACGAGTTCTACGTTATGCATACAGTAGTATAAGTTGTGATGGGATTAATAAAGAGTGGTATTAGGCAGTATAATATATACTCCAAGATTCAGTAGTATTAAGAGGAGGAATGAGAGCTTGTCTCGAATTCCTCCCTTTGAGCAGTCGGGTCCACCCTTCCCTTCTGCCTATACATGTCGGACCGTTCTAAACCCAGGTAGGGACTGAGTTTTTAGGATTAGAGTTAGCTTGTTGTCTTTGTGTTAAATTCATACCCAATACTAGGTGATTAGCAGAGGATTGAGGGTCGTCAAAGAACTCTTCTAACATAGCATTCCATTCTGTACGTTTACGATCTTTAATAGCTTCTAGGGCAGAGATACCCATAGCATCTGTAAAGTATTTAATACCTTGAGAAAGAGCGTCTATACGATCATCATGTCTAATTGCACCTTTTTCACGACACATCCTAGACATTTGATAGAATAGCATGTATAACAGTCGTTCTTCTGGAGGAGCATCAGGATTAGACTTAAAGTCTTTTTCAATTACGGAACGGTCAATAACGAGTCGATGTTGATTGAGGATGGGTTCGAGGGAATCAATGATTCGATCTTCTTTTCTAACATTTGCTCTGACTTCTTCAATATCAATTCCTTGTTTGGTTTGTTGGAGGTGTTTGCGGAACAACTCGCTAACAATACCGTCACCAAAATTAGTTTCAATGAGTAGTTTAGATACGCCATACTTTTTACAACCTTTTAAAATATCAAGTAATGTTTGGTCTGAGTATCCGTCTCTGTAAGCACGCATATCGTGCAAGTACAAGAAACCGTTTCGTTGGGAGATAAAAGCTGCAGCTGTCTCATCCGTTCCACGGCCCGACGGGTCAACTGAACATATTGTTTCTTGGTAAGAATCCCATTCTCCTTGTAGCTGCATTGGAGAGTAGAAA